AGTTGCAAAAGTATTATCTCCTCTAAGGAAAGTTGTAGCGTCTTTTGTTCCACTTGCACTTAACTCATTTATTCCTACTGAGCCTGTGCTTGGCTGTGAGAGTACCCCAACCCCAAAATGTTTAATACCATTACATACTGAACTACCACTAGGAGTAAAATCAAAAGTAACAGTAGAGCCACTAACAGTATAGTTGCCAGATTGTATGACACCATCAATTTGAATTTGTAATGCGTCTGCACTTACTGGTACAAAAGCTACTGAGTTTTGTGTTAGGTTAAATGTTGCGTCACTTCCATTGAATGATAAATTATCAAGGGTGGAAATGTTGTCTATAGAATCTATTCCGCGTCCAATGTAACTCATAATTTATCCATCTCCTCTTTTACTGCTGTCCATGTTAATTCTGAATGAGGACAAGTAGTTGATTGAATTGCATTTCCATTATCATCAACACCTATGTTCCATAAAACTTTGTTGTAGCCACTTTCATTATCTATTGGCGAAACTAAACTAAACTCTGTTCCTTGTTTTAAAATTTTTACTGCTTTTATAAATTTATCTGTATTTGTCATTATGCTAGTATCTCCATTAAAGTGATTCCACTTTCATTAACATTGTGAGGACAAGAAAAATGCACATTAGAACTACCAGAAGCAATTTGTACTTTGTATGTTAGACTACTCGTACTTGACGGAGAATCTAAAATACTCATATTCCACATATCATGTGCACTAGTCAAATACCCATTAAGTCTTGTACTTTCACTTACAACAGTTGAATCTCTTAAAACTCTCACTTGTCCATAACCAGTGTCAGATTCAGAATCAGTATTAGAAATTTGTGCGTGATATAAAAGTAAAATTTTTGAAGATGTTGCACTTGGAGTTATATCCAAAGTTAATCCTGTTACATCAACATAACTTGTTGAATTAGTTTTGACACCTGTGTTAGCACCACTTCCTACTTCTGACTGGTTATTACTTATTTCAACAGTTTTAACTTGGTTAATCTTACCACCACCCGCACCAGAAACACTACCTGTGAAATCAAAGGTTTGACTTAAATCTATTCCATCAGGTTTTAATAAAGTAAAAGCCATTATTCACTCTCCTTTGGATATTTTGTTTTGATTGTTTGTACTTTAGTCTGCCAAGCGTTTAATCCATTTTCTGTAATGTATTCTAATTGCTCTGCTATACTTCCATATTCTTTTTGTCTGTTAGCTAAAGCGATTGCATTGTTTTCTAAAGTTGTTGCTTGGGAAGATAATGCGTCTAGTTGTTCGTCTGTAGGTTTAGGTTTATCTGTTGCGTTCCACTCTTTGATGTATGGATTACTAACTCCATTTATTATGTCATCTTGAAGTTTTACTTCTTTTAAGAAGTCTGGTGTTCTGCCTAAGTATGCTTTTATTTTATTTGATAAATTATTCATTTATACCCCTATTAATTTTTCACCCATGAAATAATTTCCTGCTGAATATAATCTCGCTAACCCAGAGTTCACATTTAATTTTCCATAAACTTCAACATAATCACCTGCTGATAAATCTAATGTAGTTGTATTCATAACAGTTTGTTCAGCACCACCAGAATTAGACCACATATTTAAAGAGTTTCCTGTGCTACTTACGATTGATGGTATAGAGCCATTTACATAATAAGTTACATAAAACAAATCTAAAGTGTTACTGTTAGCTATCCAATATAATTGAGTTGTAAATCTATACTTTCCACCCTCACCACTCGGTACTGTAAATTTATCAGAAGCAAAAGCTGAATCGGTGTCATAAACTTCTGCTTCCCAAGTAACTTTTACAAATGCATTATCTGATAAATCTTGAAGAGTATTTTTATAAACCATAAAAGCAGGAGTATTATCTCCACCTACAGTAGCACTACCACCTAAACTAACAGCACTTCCATTTAGTGTTATGGAACTGTTAACAAGCATGTCATTTGTTACTGTTCCCACCGCAGGAGTAACAGTTTGGAATGTTCTTCCTACATATAGAATCTCTACTCTATCATTATTAAGAGTACCACCAAGAGTAAGTGTTGTGCCACTTACTGTATAGTTATCATAACTTTGAACAACAGCATTAACTGTTACCAATATATCTTGAACGCTAGAAACAGAATAATCTAACGTAATAGTTGTTCCACTATTTGTTGTAGATACCTGTTTTCTAACTGTTTCAAAGTTAGTTGCAGGTTTTGATCCAATATATCCCATATTATGCTACGTCTGTTAAAAGTTGTAATACAACATCAATATTACCACTTGCGTTGTCTGATTGTGCCTGTACCTTATCAGAGGTATTTAGAACGATCTTAGGAACTTCTAAACTACTTCCAACAGGTAGAGGTGCATCTTTAATTATTGTAAAAGTTGCTGTTGCTGAGTTGTCATATTTCTTTAAAGAAATATTTATTGCACTTGTTCCTGTATTAGAAACAACTCCTGCTATTACCATAGACTTATTAGATGCAGTAAATATATCTGTTAAAGAAGAATTTGAAATTGTGACACTAGCATCAGAAAAATTATTAGCCATGTATTTCTCTCCTTAACTACCTAATGCAACTGCAAAACTAATGGCATCACCCAATGATGCTGAATTGTCTAGTTGCGTTTGTATATTTGAGGTCACTCCGTTTAAGTAACCTAGTTCTGTATTATCAACATTCCCACTACCAATTTTAGTTGCGTTAATAGAATTAACTGCCAAGTTGATTGTGCCAGATGATGTAATTGGACTTCCTGTAATTGTAAATTCACTTGATCCTGCGTCTGCCACAGCTACGCTTTGAACAGTACCTTGATTTGCAGGTGTAACTTGTGAGAACACAATATCTACACTTCCTATTGAGCCAGAATTATCAGTAGTACATAAAAATATTTTATCTGCATTTGTTGAGCCTTGTTGGACAACAATCATTTGACCTGCGAGTTCTTCTACTGTGTCATAATTCGTATCTCTTGAAGCAGTACCAGAACTAGGACAAATATATATACCATTCTCTGTTGCATCTGTTTGTGATTTAACTAAAATTTTATCGCCAGTTTGTAAAGTTATGCCATCAATAGAATCTCCGTTTTCTAAACCATTTGTTAAATTAACATTACCTGTTGTAGCAACTTTAGTAATAATTCTTGTTCTCATTCCTGCGATTGCATTATCTACATACAGTTTTGAACTTGCTTCGGTGTCTGCTGTTGGTAAAGATAAACCACTTATAGAGCCACCAGTTATAGAAACTGAATTACTATCCTGTGTTGATATTGTGCCAAGACCAAGATTTGTTCTTGAAGTAGAAGCAGAGGAAACATCACTAAGGTTATTACTTGCAGTTAGTTTACTAGTTAATTGCGTTTGTGCATCACTTGTTAAACCACCAATGTATTGAAATTCAGAATTTGTTACACTTCCATCTGCAATTTTAGTAGCATCAATTCCTGTCGCAACTTGTGTGTTGCCAACACCTGCTGTTTTAATACTTACTGCTCCACTAGAAACACTAAAGTTATTTGTATCAAAAGATGCAATACCTTTATTTGATACTGTTGCATCTTCGCCAGAATAAGTAATTGTTCCACTAGACTCTGCTACATCTAAACCTTCACCTGCTGAGAAAGTAATTGTGCCACCTAGAGAAGTTGCTGTTGAATTTGATCCATCAGTTACAGTTATAGATGAGTTTACGAGTTCTGCATTTGCTACTCCACCATCTTTAATTGTTACTGCACCAGAAGATACAGAAAAATTATCAGAATTAAAAGAAGCGATACCCTTATTACTTGTTGTAGCATCTTCACCTGCTATTGTTAAAGTTTGTCCTGAAGCTGTGGTATCTATTCCCTCACCACCTGCTAAAGTAAATGTTTGTGAGTCTAAATCTACTGCACCTGTTCCACTATTACCTGCGTAATCAAGGTCGCTTAAACCTACTTGCGTATCTACATATGCTTTTATACTTTGTTGAGAAGCAACTGCTGTAGCACTATCACTTGACATATCATCTTCATCTTTAAAAGCTGTACCAGATAATGATGTGTTAAGAACTGGACTTGTTAAAGTTGGACTTGTTAGAGTCTTATTAGTCATTGTAACAGTACCAGAGGTTACAAATGCTTTTACTGATTGCTGAGAAGGAGGAAGAACTGCTGAGTCACTACCCATAGCATCTTCATCAACAACAGGTACACTTGGATTAGTGTATGGAGATCCTACATAAACATCGACTGTAGAGTCACTTCCAGAAATAGAGCCACTATCAAAAGTAAAATTAATTGTTGTGTTAGTAGAAAACGAGGAAGAAGCAACAATACCATAAATCGTGCCTGTATTACTTCCAACTATCTTAACTCGTCTTTTAGCATGATAGTCTGATGTAACGTTTGTTGAAGCTACTGTTACCGATGTTGAACTTGCTCTAGTGAACGTACAGCTTCCATCTCTATCTCCAACAATAAACCATTCTTTATCATTTAAGTATGTTCTTATATCTGATAGTTCATTTCTAATAGCATTGTTGACGTTAGAAGGTGGCATTCCTTCTGCAATACTAATACTATTTATTGATGTATTATTTGATGATGTTGTGCTGTAATTTGAGACAGTCATTATCGTACTCCTGTTGATAATTCTAATTCATTCTTCTTAATCATTTTTTCTTGATCCATTGGTGTTTGATTATTTTTAACTTCTAGAGGTGCAATACCTAACAGAGCATTCATGTTAGCTTGTATTTGTTTAAAACTACTAGCTTTAGATATTTTTACTAATTCTTCTAAACCATTAGGACTAACAAAAGCATTAGCTAAGTCTGTTACTCTTTTATTAAAAATATTGTTTTTTAAAGTTTGCAATATTGATGCAGGTCTAGTTATATCTACATTTTCAAGTGGTATGCCTAATTGTTTCATTTGTTCAATCCACTCTTGCCTAGAAGCTGTTGGCGATCCTATTTTTGGTATCATGCCAGAGGATTTATAAACCAACATCATTTTACTAAAACCTTTCCAGGCTTGTTCTGGATTTTTACCTTGTGCAATAGCTGATCCTTTAACCATTTGTTCTGTCAGTTTGACATTCTTGCCCATCATTTGATTATAAAATTTTAATCCAACGAGAGGATCATCTGCTTTAGTCATTACTTTGCTAAAGTTTTTAGCAAACAACATTTGTGATACTTCTGGAAATAAACTTTTATCTATTTTGTTTAATTCTTTGTAAAGTTTTTGTATGTTAATATAACTAACATTTTCATCAAACAACACACTTCTAATTGTATTCATGGAACGATCTAGTGAAGGTGCGTTCTTTGGATTAATTTGTCCACCAATAGATAAAGCATCATACTTATCTGCCATAAGTTTATTGGCTCTAACAGTAAACTCACTTGCTCTTTTGTAATATTCATTACTATCAAGAACTTGTTTTATAATATTAAGTTCTGTATCTAATTTAAAGGCTTGTGCTTTGTTTCCTTCTTTACGAAGTCCATTAACAACATCTTTACCTTGATCGTAAATAGTTTTAAGGTTTGTGATACCTAGATCACTTTTATTAGCTGTAGTTATTTTATTTAAAATATTTTCTTTAATTAGATTAACATTTGCAGTATCACCACTTTGTATTCTTTTAACCAAGCCCTGCATATAACTACCCATAGTTTCTGTGCTAAAGTTACCTTCATCAAACTTTGCCCAACCACCATTTTTTAAATTTCTTGCTTGTTTGTTTATTGCAACAGCAATATCATCTTGTGCTTTAACAAGAGTATTAACAAAATTATCTGTTATAATTTTAGGATCAATGGCATCAATATCTACGTTGCCAAAATTATCGTTTAAATATTTTCTATTTGCATCAGATAACTGAGGAAATCTATTTTTTGTGAAAGCACTTATAATTGCACCACCACCTTCTGTCGATGCAACATTGTCAGCTAACTGCATAACTGATTTGTTATTTGTTACTCCGGCAATAGCTTCTGGTACTGTTAAGTTAATACCTTTTTGCTGTGCAAGTGTTATAATTTCTTGTACTTCTTTTAGTTGTCCATTATTTTCTAAATCTTTTAATAACGTTTGTAATCTTTTAACATCATTAGGTTTTACCATACCAGTAGCAACGTTGCCGATAATGTCTATTGCTAAACCAACTTTCCAACCTTGACCTTCACTTACAAAACCAGTCTCCTCTACTCCTTGTGCTGCTGTTCCAGACAATCCGGCAATTATAGTTGGTGCTTTTTTAAAACCAGTAAACAATCCACCACCAGTTCCATATTCAACACCTTTACCAATAATTTTTCCTGCTGATGTTTGGCTTTCATAATCAACTTTTGGCATTCCTGTTTCTAAATCTTTAGATTTACGCATGAAGTCTAATGATTGATCGTAAGAAGGTAAAAAAGGAATATCTGTTCTTTCATACTTTGCATCAGAGTCCATTAATCCAGGTATTTTTAATCCTGTCGCATCGCCTAATTTTCTTTCAATAAAAGCACCACCTTGACCTGCTAAATTATAAATTTCTTCTGGTGCTGACAGTAATCCTGCAAAACTTTTTAAAAGACCTTTATCAATACTTTTTGTTATGTCTTTAGTTGTAGATACTTCTGCCATTCTAATTCCTCATGTCTGTTGTTACAGTTCTTAATTCATAACGATCATTTCCTAGATCAACCATAATTTGTGGATGACCTTCTTGGGTGTAACCTACTAACTTATAGTCTTGTGGTGTTTCTCCAAACTCATCGTAGTAGGTATTAATTTGTGTTTTAACTTGATCTAAGTCTTTTTCATTACGAACATTAAATAATAAATTTTCTGCTCCACCTAAATCTTCAATAGCAGTATTAATAATATTATTTTCCATTTTCTTTTCAAGTGTGCCAAGAATAGAATTATCTTTTTGTATGATGTCCATATACATTTTGTTCCATTGGTTTTTTGTTTGCACACTATTTAAACCTTTCTCGGCAGCATCTAATTCAAACTGAGTTCTTTTTTCCATTATGCTAATGTTAAAATCATTAACTGCTTTTGCTAATTGTAATTGCAAAATGTTACCTTGTTTAGATCGAGATAAACCTGGAGATATCATTTCAAAATATGCCATCTCTTTGTTGGATATAGCACCTTTTGTTTTTGCAATTTGTGACATGACAAAATCCCCTGCTAATGTAAAAAATGCTTCCTTATCAGATATGTCATCAACATTTACGCCAAGTTGTTTTGCCATTTGTTGTAGTTTTAATTTAACTCCACCAAAAGTTCCAAAATCTCCCTCATCTAAATTTCTAATAAGACGCATCATGTTACCAATGTTAGTATTTTGTGTAATAGCTATGTCAGTTGTTTGCTGTAATTTTTCACCAGATTTATCAAAACTTGATGCAGCTAATTCATATATTTTAACATCGCCTTTATCTGTTGGCATTGTAATTGTATTTGTAGTCGAATTAGTTTTTGATAAATATTTTTCTATTTCTCCTGCAAATGCAATATCATATTCTGGTGTGCCAGGTTTTAAACCTCTTGCTTCTAACATTGTTCTAATGTTTTGCTGTAATTGTGGAACAGATGCAGGTTTAATTTTTGCATACTCTAATGATCTATTTAAAATATCTTGTTCTTTTTGATAATTAAATTTATCCCTAGCTAATTGTGATGCTTGTGCTTGTGCCTGTGCTTCATTACTTCGTTGCATTCCTCTTGATAATGCTTGACCAAAACTAACAGGAGTTTTTGAATACCCACTAGCTTCTAACAAACCTTGTGCCATTCCTTTACCTTGTGGAGAAACAAGATAATTTAATAAATTGTTTTTAAAGTTTGGTGGTGTAGCAGTTCCACCTGTACTTGTTCTGTTATTATTATTAGACATACCTGGTTGTCTGTTTGATGACATTAAACCTTGATTAGCAATGCCTAAACCTGGTTGTCTATTAGAAGGTGTTGTTAAATTATTTCGTATGTAAGGGTTACTACTGTTACCATAAATAGCACTATAATTTTTATCATTAATAGGAGCATAATTTAATGCACTAAATGATCTTTGTTGTTGTGGTACACCATTAAACATTCCTCTAGCTACACCAGTTCCACTTTGTCTTGGATCTTCTATTCTACGACCACTTATGCCACTTGCAGAAGGTGTAATTGGTGTTCTTCCACCATAAAAAGGAGTTACCATTATAAAAATCCTCCAAGTAATCCACCACCGATTGCACCTAAACCACCCATGCCAAAGTTTTGACCAAGTTGATAACCTTGCATTGCACCACCAAGTAATCCTGCACCGGTGTTTCTATAAATTGGCTCAGTCTTAGTTGTTGTTTGTGCATAAGGAGATCCAATAGATGCGAGGTACTCTCTTAATTTGTAATAAGGTTTTTGTTGTTCAAAATCAAAACGAGTCATAGCATCTTGTATCTTAGCCATTTCCATCGCTTCTCTAGTTTGTCCAACACCACCTAATGCTTGTATGTCTTGATAATCAGCTTGTGCTAATTGAGGAGCTAGTTGTGTTGCTTGGAACATTCTATCTCGTTCTCTGTTGTATTGATCGCCATACACTTGATTTGCAACATTACCTAACTCTTCTGCGAGTACACTTTGGTTAGCTGCACTCCCAAGTCTACCTGCTTTAGAAAATTGTGATTGAACACCAGAAGTAACATCTCCTGCTATTTGATTATATAAAGCTGTTGAATATGGATTAGTTGATGGATCTAAATAATTACCTTGTAAAATATTATTTATCTCTGACTGACTAGATGCAAGTAAAGGATTATTAATTGCTCGTGCAGTTGCTAATTGTAAGGCTGTCTCTGTCTCTGGAGAAAAATCAGTATACGTTTGTTGTGGATAGAAGTTTGGTACTGCTGACTCATACAAATCTTGTGCTTGGTCAAATGCTTGTGTCAAATATGGTCGTACAAATTCACTAGGCTCTGCTGATGTAGTTGTCGTGACGTTTGTTGGGTTTGATCCTTTGCTCATAATTCTTTACTCATTAAATATATATTTTGTTTAAATCCTTGTAATTTACGCAACCAACCTTTTCGCCCTGCTACCTCAATAGCTTGACAATAATTGTTCATTGCAAATTCTTCTATTTTGTTTTGGATTGGCTCAAGCCAATTATCCATGTTGTTTCCTCCTGCGAGAACATATCGTAAGATACGTTTGCGTGGATAGTCTGCAACTTCTGTTACAACAGCACTTTCCACTTTATCGTTCTCCCAACTTATAAAAAGTTGAAACTTGTTTCTAAGAATTCCATCTAATACATCTTTTGGCATATATGTATCATCAAGAGCCTTATCTATTAATGGCTCAACTTGTTGCCAAATAATATGTAAATCTTCTTTAGGAACTTGTGTAATCATCCAAGAACAACATAACCGAAAGTTTGATCGGCATTTGTTGAACTGGCATGAGTTAAAGTTGCTGTGCCATCGGCTCTTGCAGAAACAAATAAGTTTGCTTTTGCAGTATTGCCATTGGCTGTTGTTGGCATGAATAGTATAATTGAGTTTGCTCCTATTCGTGCATCAGTTAATGTTGTACTCGTAGCACTAGCTGTAAGTGTAACATTTCCTGTTGAGTTTAATTTACCATCTAATGTATTATTTAATACGTTAGTTATTAATCGTATATGTTGTGCTTGGTCAGGCATCGACAAAGGCACATTAAGAAATTGGTTTGTTGCCATTTATCTTTTGCCTTCTGGTTTTGTTTCTACATCAATGCCGGATAAAGTATTAAAGTTTCCAGATACTTTTACACGAAGTCGGTGGTATCTACTTGTAGATCGCATTGGGCAATCTCCACTTGTTTGTGTATCTACTGCTGTTCCAACTGTAACTGCATCTGCTTGAGAAGAACGAGTAATCGGTGTAACCGAAATAGTTGTATCTTCCCCATTTGCATCAACAATTGGTCTAGCATTTATAACTGTACTTCTTCTCTCTTTTGCACCTTCAAACTCTGTTGAGTCTACTTCGGCATCTAAACTTGCACCTAAAAACTTTCCAAACTTTTTGTCAGAGTCAAATGCACCAAGTCCAATAATTCCTTCATCATAAAAAAATGAGTCTAAACTTTTAGGTAATCCATCAAGATCTCCTAAAACATCTAAACTCTCTAATGTTGTAAATGCTTCTTGTGATGCACTATTCATAAAGTGCAATGCTTGACCACTACCTGTAGACCATTTATCTACGTTGAAGTTGTAACATATTAATTTATTATTAACTGTTGATGTTCCTAATGCTCCATCTCCTCTGTATGACCACACTACCATTGAGTTGTTAGGATCAATAGCAGAACAGACACCTTCAAAATTTGATGTCACATCATTTAAAAAAAAATCATCAACACGACCTTTTCCTATTGGTGTTAATTTTTGTCCACCTTCAAGTTTATAAAAACCATCTTGTGCTAAGAAAAATATACTATTACCAAAAGAAGCTAAACTCTTTGGAGCAAATGCTCCGATGTTATCAGCTATCTTATTAAACTGAAATATGAGAGGTGTACCAACATAATCCATTCGGTAAATTGCTCTTTCCATGAACACAATACCAAAAGACTCTCCACCAACGATTGCTTGAACTGATCCATGTGTTCCAACAATGTCTTGAAAACCAGACTGTGTTGTTTGGCTAGGTGTCCAGGTTGAACTATCATTAAGTCCAGACCATTTAACTCGTTGGTTGTAAACAGTTGATGACTCCGTTGTATAACCGGCAACAACAAAGTCTCTTATGATGGCAAGATATTTTGCTTTAATACTAACAAGATCAGAAAAAGCACTATCAACACCTTCTTCAAACTTTTGTATATTATCAGCACCATTCGTTGCAATAATGTTTGCTCCAAACTGTGTGAATGCCCAAAAGTCTCTGCTACCTTCTGTTGTACTGTTGTTGTAGCCACCTGCTTTAGATTTATCTTGAAATACAAGTGAACTATCCATTTGGTATAGTTTAGTTGTATCTCCTGCGTAGTTAGTTGATCCACTTGCAGAAAAAGAAGTAAATAAACCAACAGGTGTAGTTCCTAATCCTGTTCCACTTAATGCTACAAAACGAGGAAAAGATTTGTAACCTTTAGCTAATGGAATAACGTTATCGACCTTTATTGCACCATTATTCTGATACGTTGGAAGGTCGGCTTGTAATTGACCGAACTCTATCATACAATCCTACTGGCTGACATCTGCAAAGGAGCAGAGGAAGTTCTACCTCTTTGTGCTGACTCGTTTGCTGTTTTAACTCCTTCTTTATATAATCCTGCCCATACTTGCAGTCTTTCATCTGCCATCAAGAATGGAGAACTTTCACTCAATGCTGCATATAAATACAAATCCGGAAAGTTATTTAAAATATCATTACTTGTATTTGTATCAGATAAAGCAGTTGGTCTTTTAAACATTCCAAGTTCTAAAGTTTGTGCTGCATCTGGCATATTACCTAAATAAATTTTATCAGAAACTATTGTGTAATATGTTGGTGTTCCAGAGCCTTCTCCTTCATTATAGACTCGAAAAAAATCTGGTGGAGTCATGTAAGCTAAGAACTGGTATGGATTAGATTGGTACATAACATATCGCATTTCTAAATAGCCAGTTGGTAACGTATAAGATTGTGTACCAGAAACAGTAGTAATAGATGTATCAACAGCTTCCATTTCACGAACACGCAAATCTCTTGCATGACGAGACTCTGCTAAATCAATAAACGTATCAAGATATGATGTTAAATCCGATCTGTTTAAATAATTTGCAATTTCTGTTTTTAAATTTACGTAGGTGTCTAGTGCCATTATACATTTCCTTGATATACTCTAAAATGTCTGTTGTTTGGATCGTTTAACCATTTTTTAAAACGATCTTTGTCTATGATGCGACCTGCATTAGACATAATTCCTTTTTGTGCTAACTGTTGAACAACAATCAAAGGGATAGATGCTACTTTATACATTTTTGCATCTTGCATTCCTCTAACTTTATACAAATCATTCTTAGCTTCAAACTTGTTGCGTTCTAGTATGGGTTGAACATCCTGGACATCTTCAAAATGGTATTTGTTTTCTGACTCGTCAATGTGCATTTTTGTTTTAATAACATTGGTGTCATTAGGATTATCAATCCAAAGTTTTTTAGACATTATTTTTTCTTTTTACTTTTCTTTGATTTTTTTTTATCTTCATTAAATACTGGAGATTTTTTCATTTTCTTTTTTGCTCTTTTTTTCATTCCACGCATTGTTTTTTCCTCTAGTTAAAAATTAAAAAGGAGGGGTATTAATCCCCTCCTAATCCTTAAACTACAAATAATTATGCAGTTAAGTTGAAAATTCCATAGTTTGCATTTGGAGATCGTGCTGCAAGAGTCCACTCAGTTAAGAGTAGTTTCTTGTCGTTGTCTCCAGAAGATGCTAGATCTTTAGTTTGGAATGGTCTTAGGTAAGATACTTCCCACTTATCCATTTCCAAAATATCAACTCTGTTCGCTTGTTGATGTCTATCTGGTACGAAAGATACTTCGCCAAAGTCAGATACATATACATCGACAGCACCAATAACAGTTTTGTCATCAGCATTTTTGTATAGAGTTGCTACACCAGAAAAAGCAGATGCTAGTTGCTTGTGAGAAGCAGACATTAATACAACGTCTGGATTTCCACCAAGTTCATAACATTTTTTTAAACCTGCTTTTAGTAGTGCTTCTGTGAAAGTTCTATTTGTTCCACCTGCAATTGCAGTTGCACCAGTTCCGGCAGGGGAAGCTGATGGACTACCATTGGTTGAAAAGTTACCTGCACTTGAAGCAGTACCTGCAATGTTTCCACCATACCAAGTTCCAACAGATGCACTCTCTCTTGCAGTACCAGAAGATCCTGCTGCCTTAGCATTTTCTACTCCGATATTTGCAAATTCGATATCTCTCTTCAACTCTTTACCAAGTTTTGCTAATTGGTAAGCAAGTTCGTCTCCTCGACCTGCATTTGTTACTGCTTGGTCAGAGCCAGACACACCTACTGTTTTAGCAGAGATTTGTGTGTAGTTGTTTAGTCTTGTTGTTGCAGCTCTGCTACCTAGTGTGTAGTCATCGCCTTCTTTTTGTGCATTTGCTGCTGCATTTGCTAATCCATCTGTTTGCCACTCGTGTAAAGTTTGAGCCGCAGTTCCAGATGCTGCGTTAGATATAAAAGGTGTTTCAGTTGGTGCTATATTGTAAATAACATCAGCTAGATCTTCTCTTATACCAACACGATCAAAAGTTTCTACTGTATTTGTAGGTACAGCCATAATTAACTCCTATTCGTTTAGGATCATTTCTTTTAACACCGATTGTGCATCACGAATTGATCCAGATTTTTTCAGTTTATTCATTCTGCGATCATAACGTTGTTTGTCATCGGAACTTTGGGTTACATTGGATGCGTTGGAACGAACAATGCGAGGTGCTTTTTTGACTTTATTTTGATTTAACTTTGTTTTACGAAGTTGATTATACTTATAAGCATCTGCTAACAATAAAACTGCACGATGATCTACCATCATAGCAATTTCTTGGTCAGTATAACCACTCTCTTTTGCAAAACTTGTTAAGTTTTTAATAAACTCTGCACCTTTTTCTTTGTCTTTGTAAACTGGTAACTTCTCAGACAAGATTTGACGTTCTTTAGCAATATACTCGTCATAAACTTTCTTTTGCTCTTGTTGTTGCTCTTGTATGATACGTTGTTGTTCTTGCTGTGCAAGTTGCAACATTTCTTTACGTTTATCGGACTCTGCTTTTTTGCGAACATACTCAGCAGGATCTGTTTCGTATAGTGTTTCCCAATCCACTTGTTCTTCTTTACCCAATTGTGACTGTAATTGTTCCAATTGTTGTGCGTATTGATTGCGAGAATTTTTGACTGCGTCTAACTCTTTCGCTAAGTTATCTTGTAAAGACTCTATGTCTTTACGTTTATCACTTAACTCCATTGTTTTTTTGGTATAGTCTGACTCCCTAGAGTAGCCTTTTCTTAATTCATCGAGGGTAACTTGTTGTTGTTCTCCATTAATGGTAACTTCATAAAGTGTCTCTTCATTTTCAGAAGTGGCTTCTATGTTATCTCCTACTTCATCATCTAAATCTTCTGGTGTAAGTTCAGCAGTATCTTGTTCAAGATTACTTTCCTCAACCTCTGTTTCAGATGTTTGATGCTCTTCGTTCCTTGCAGTCTCGTTGTTTAAAAGGGTAGCGAAAGCATCTGCTGTTTCTTGCGTTGTATAAGTTGGTTTAGAAACAACAGATTCCTGTGAAGGCGTGTCTGCCATTTTATTTCTCCTTATTTGTTAATCTGTTTACTTGCTAGTTTGCCAGTTTCCATTACAGATTGTAGTTGCACCAAAAGGACATTTAACATTTTTTTCATCATGTAAATTCTTTCTCTTCCTTCTGTGTCTCTTACAGGAGAGTTAATCCATTCTTGGTCTAACTCTGCTGAAACTTTTTGTATAGCTTCCACAAATATTTCATCTTCTAATATTTGTTTTGCTCTATGACCTCGTTGTTGTTCTTTTTCTAAATCCATTATTTATCGTAATCTTCCATGTACTGTTGTTGTGCAGCTGTCATTTGTGGTGGTTGTGTAAGAAACGGATTTCCTGTTTGGCTGTAGTTTACAGGTGTACCAGTTCCACTTGGAGATTGACCACCTCCTCTGCCTACTCCGTAAATAACACCAGATTGTGTTGCCTGTCCTACTTGATCTTGAGGATTACCACTTGTAAATGTATATCCTGTGTTGCCTTGATTGTTAGCTATTTGCTGATAGGTGTCTCCGTATACATCAGTCACAGGTTGTCCTTGAACATTTTGAGGTAATGCACTTTCTATTCCACCTGTGTTTGTATTGACGTTTTTGTTACCAATATCAAAGATAGGATTTTGGTTTTTATCAAAGTTACCTGTAAAATAACCTCTTCTTGTTAATTCATCTTTTATAAAATTTTTACGCATTTCATTTTGTTTACCAAACAGTAATTGAAACTGTGAAGGCATAAACATATTACTTAAAGTAACTTCTGTGCCTTTACTTGGAAGATAACCAAGAGGACTATTTTTTAAAAAACCACTTGTCATGTACTCAAGTAATTCTTCATCACTTGCATTTTTCATATCTTCGATAGACATATATTTTCGTTCTTCTGGATCATCTCTATCGTTATCTTGTTGGTAGGATGATTGACCAAATTGTTCTATGGGTTGGCATATACCATCGACTAACATATAACCTGGAGGACAAGGATCTACTGGTGCATCAGTTGATGGTGTCGTATCTAGTAAAGGATTTGGGTATAACGCATCTGATGGTAAACCTTGTTCAGTTCGTAAATCAAAATTAGGATTACGAAATACATCTGTTGATGGTGTTTTTGGTGTGTTTAAATGCTCATTAATTATATCTTGTGCAGTTTTAGATACACCAAAAGGAACAAACTCAACCATTAGTTTAGTCCTTGTTGTAATATTTTAGATGCTAGTTTTTCTTTTTCCATTTCGTTTACTTTTTGCTCTTTAATAATTTGCGATGCTAATTTTTGTTCGTCTAAATTTAATTTTTGCATTTTAACGACATTGTCAGCTTCTAGTTTTTTGTTTTTAAATTCCATGTCTGCCATTGCTTTTTGTTTTTGTAATTCTATTTGTTGTGCAGCAAGTTGCAGAGCCGGATCTTGTTTTTGTTCTTTCGGTGGCTGTGGAGTTTGTGTTTCTGGATTGATAAAGAACTGACTTGCATCTTTATAACCACTATTTTGCAAATACTTTTCTAATGTATTGTAAATAGTTTGTGGTGTAACCATGCCCATTCCACCTTGTGAAATCATTTTTTCTTGTACGTTTAAAACTTGTTGTAATACTTGTAGTCGTTGGTCTTGATTACCTGTACCTAGTCCTACTTGTACTGTAACATCGTATCTGTTTGACCATTCACGAGGATTCATTGATACAAAATCTCCTCTTAGTTTAACAATACGTTCTTGATCTTGGTATTCACACACTACTTGTAAAATATTTTTAAAGATATCTTTGACTCCTTCGGCAAAACATCGTGCAATTAATTCTATGCGTTGCGTAGAAGCATTCATCATCTGATTTACCGAAGTCGCTGTTGTATGTGACTTGTTAATCGTATCTGGATTTAATCCCATTTGTTGTTTCGGTACTCCAGAACGTTGTTCTTTTAATTCTTCTATCTTGCCAAGCATTGCCAAACCATCATTGAGGAAGTTTGGAGTCTGCATTGGGGTAACTGCATTAGGCGATTTCACTCTAACGATACCACCACTTCTTGCTGTTAATAAATCATCTAGGTTAGCTTGACCATCAACAACAATTGTTCTTGCGTTGTTTTGAAAATACATATTATCTAGTGTATTTCTTAACACAGCAGTTTTTACTTGCTGTAAGTCAGCTAATAAATCATAAAAAGACAAACCAAAGAAACGAAAAGGCATTGGAATTCCAACACACATCGCAAATGGTATCATGGAGATCTCTTCGTTCTCTAAAATTGTATAATTATTATATCCACTACCACCGACAGTAATTTTTCGTAACTCAGCAATGCCATCATTATCCATATCGGCTTTCATGTAGCATTCTGTGATCTGAACAACACGCAAAGCAGGATCAACAACACTAGCATCCATGCTAGTTGTGTCATCATCGTAACTTCTACGAACAATAGCTTCGGTATTGTAGATTTGTTCTTCGGAAGTAGGTAAACTTTCGACTAATTTTCTGTCATAACCCATGTCAATCAGTTCAGACACCGTTTTCATCACTCGTTGTGCAATAAAATCACAATCTTTTAGTGATGTTGCTCGTTTAGAGACTAAAATTTCCTCTGGTGGTACAGCATCTATTTGTACTCGACCATAATCTTTGTTTCTTTTAACTTCTACGTCATAAAAAGTTGTTTCATTTTCTATAACTTCATCAACACCAACGATTTCTACCTCATCATCAATGAGTAATGCCTGGTATTGCATTTCGTTTAAGTGTTCGTAGTTCTCTTTTTTCTGTTCAATAGACTTTTTCCAATACACTTTACAAAA